GTAAGATATTGTTCCCGACTGGTGTAATGTACCGAGTCGTCAAAACTAACACAGCGCGCGTGATTTCACGCACCCTTCAGACAGTGCAGCTGTTTGCATGTGCCGCGGGCCAGTTCAACCCAAAGCCCATCATCACTGCCTTTCTGAAGTTTGAGACCCAGTTCACTTTGTTTGGCCTGATTTCCCTAGCGGTCATCAGGCTGAAGAAGTGGCCAAGTGGTCTCCCGCCACCGCTAGCAACACGTCAGACCACGACGTGCCTGGCGGCTATAATGGCGATGAGCCCAGCATTATGGCTGGCACTGGACTGGTGGATTAACAACCCATCTCGTGCAGTTGTCAGCAAAATTCTGGCGCGAACATGCGTGGGTCCTCAGGCTTCAGCTGACGACCTGCGCCCCGCTTTCACTAATTTGGTGATAACCCCTGCTGCCCCAACGCGCAATCACTCACACGGCCAGGCCGCTGCTACTCGCAGCCAGGCCGGCCGGTTCATTGATGAGATTGCGGAAAAGGTTGGCCTCACCCCCTATTACTACCAGATGTCCCGGCACGACATCAGGAGGGGGCGTGAAGGATCGAGATCTTTCTACTGGACAAAGGACTGCCAAGTCCTACCGAGAGAGACGAGCATCAGCGGGTGCCACCTGCTGGCTATGGTTGATGTTGATTACTACGTGGATATGCCCGAGTTCCTCAACAACCACTACAATCCAGTTATCCTCTATACAGTATACCCTACGGCTACGGCTTGTACGGGGAATAATTTAGATTATTCATTTACTTTTATGGAGGACAACACCATGGATTATAGAGCTTCAGGTGGTGCCCATTATCGCCACCACGTATGGAATTATACCGCAGACAACTTCAAGGTTGTCAGTTACACATGCGGTATACCAACACGCATGACTTCATACCTCGTTGATACGAGACAAGTTGACGCGCACCACTCCTTAGTCCTTTTGACACCGTTCGCGCGGTGGGAGTGGGCCAGTGCGGCACTTGCTGA